AAACTTTGCCCAATCCTCTAATGTACGTTGAAAAGGCATAGTTCCCATAATATCAACATCTCTAAATGTACCGTCTAAATCTAACCCTATATGTTTTTCAATATAGGATTCTATTGCAGCCGCATGAGATTGTTTTACATCTTCTGATGAATTAGGAATACCACCTAATTCTCTTTCTGTTTTTGATAATTTATTATATCTTTTGTCTGGTCTATTCATACAAAATCCTCTATACCCTCTGTTTTTAAAATGATACAATAATCTTGGTTTATTATTTTCACATAATATTGGCATACCATAAAATACACAAGCCATCAATACTTCTTCAAAAAATATCTCTGCTGTTTGTGGTCGTGCAATATATTCTAAAAAAAATTCATTTGAAGGAGCATCATCCATATTAAATTTAGTCATTCCATGCAAAGCTCCGTTAGAACCTTTTCCTACAACAACTCCTGAAATATCATAACTATCACAACCAAACGAACCTATATGTTCGTTAGCAGGATATTTTATTCCGTGTTTCAAAAAAATTTTATTTTGTAAATGTTTTGCTGGTGTCCAAGATACTAAAAATCTACCACTTTTATTTGGACTAAATATTACCTTACTATCTTTAACCCCATTCTCCCATTGAAATGAACCTTTTGTAGTATGCTGTCCTAAAATTAAACTATCATTAAAATCTATTTGTTGGTAAATTTTTGTTAAATTAAACAAAGATTGTTTTGATTCATCTCTAAATGCGTGAGATTCTGTTCTTGGAAACTGACGGTAAAATTCATTAAGTGCATCAGGATCAGAAGATAATGAGTCTACTTCATTTTTCCAATAGTTTATTGCTCCTGTATTTATATCTTCACCATCCATTCCTACTACAGTTTTTTTAGGCGTAAACAACACTGGCATACCGTATTTATCTATATATCCTTCAAAATTCCATTCCATTGGTATAAACAAATTATATAAACCTGATTTAGTTTGTCCATTTTGATTTCTTTTAGATGCATCAGAATCTTCAAACAATTTTTTAAAATTAGCACCTCCTTTATCTAATGCATTAGAGGTTGAACCCATCATACACTTACCTATTATTTTACTACCAAGCCTTAAACAAGTTTTAGTAACTCGCCAATTATTTAAAATATTTTCAGGCCTTTCCCACTTACCACTTTCATCATGTAATAAGTATTGAAGTTTTTCTCCATCATATGAGTTGTCTGATGTATTCTTCCAATCTATAGTTGTGTCTAACCCGTCTAAATCTTCATTATCAGTTACATACATATTTTTTTTAGTAATTTTAGACGCAGGAACACGATAAGCTAATTCAGTTTTTGGTTTATCCATACCATCTTGTATAGGTTTAAAAAAGAAAGGATAATTATTTGAAATAGGGACTACTTTGTCTGTAAACATTTTTTTAGCATCAGCACCAGTCTTAGATAAAATACCTATACGTGCATCTCTTGTAATGGTTGCTTGATTAACGCCTTCCGAAGAACTCATAAATGAAAAACCTGAACGTCTTATTTTTAAATAACACATACCAAAACTACGATTATCAGCTTTACAAGCTTCCCAAAAAATATAAAATATTCTATTAGCCTCTCTAAAATCAGGATGTCCAACATCTATTTTAGTCCATTGCAAATACATATAATGCGTACCTGTTATGTAAGTAGGTATACCATTGTTTAAAAACCAATGCCCTTCCTCTCTTTTATCAAATTCTTTTTCTATATAATCTACCCAAGAATTTTTGAAAGAAACTGGCATTTCATTCCACTGAAATATAGACTGTATTCTTTTTAATACTTTTGGTTGAATTGTAGGTGTCCAAACTTGATTTTCTTTTTTTTCTTTTTGATTATCAAAAGTTTTAGGCGTTTTTGGTAATCCAATAATTACATTACTAATCTCATAGATATCTCCTAAAGTACCGTCTCTTGATATAATTACTAATTTATATTTTTCATTATAACCGTATTTCCATGTTTTAGCTTTATTTTTATTAGCCATCACACTATTAGGTATATAGTTTTTTAAAACTTTATATATACTATTTTGATCTTGACTCTGCAAATCCTTTTAATGTATTATTTTTACTATTAACTATGTTACCATCTAATAAGTCTTTTTCTTCTTCTATTTTTTTTAGTATTTCAAAAGCATCCATAATACATAATTTTTTTGTAGCTGCAGCATTTTTTAATCTATCAGCCGCTAACTCATCTTCCGCATCATATTTAATAATATCTTCTTTAGCTACTTTTACTAATTGTTTAACAGCTTTTTCTCCTGCTTCAATAATTTGTAATTTTAATTCTTTATTTGTCATTTAATATTACTGTTATGTTATTAGTAAACATTCGGTATAATATTTCATCTTCAACTGTAAACTCATATTCGCTTTCGGGTTCAAAAATTACTTCGTCACCTTCTTTAACTCCTAACTGTAATAGTTGTTCGTTTATGTATTTAACAATTCCAATTAAAGGTTCGTATTTTGTATGTTTATCTAAAAAAGTTTTCTTTTTATTTACTGGCTTTACAAAACAATATTTTCCATGTGCTTTCCATTTACCATTATGCTTGTATAAAAAGAATTGATCTTCTTCTACAAAAAACATATTTTCTTTAAAAAAACTTTTACCACTTTTAGTATTTCCATACATATCGTTGTAAAATTTAAAAACATTATGATGTACTAATAAAGTGTCTCCAATTTTTACCTCTCCTTTATAATTCAAAGGCAACGACATTACTTCTGCATAACGATTAGACACAGTGTGGTCTTCTTCAGAAACACTTGTTACAAACTCTAATCCACCGATAGATTTTATATTGTCGTATCTTCGGTTATTGTAAGGCTTTACTATAAACGAATATAAAGCTCTCATTAAAAGTTTATATTATATTCTAATGTTATTGGTAAGGTGTAAAGAAATTCTTTCCATATAAATATTTCTTTATTTTTTTCAACCCATAATTTATATGATTGGGTTTTTTCATTAGCCTGTATTAAGTGTATTTTATATTCACCACCCAGAACAGGTTGATTTATAATGTAATGCATTGAACCAGACTTATAGTCTGAGCCAACAGAAATTTTTCTAATATCCATTTAATTTTATTTTTTATCTTCTATTAAACCTTTATTTATTTCAGCTGTTATTTCTTCTACAATTTCAATTGCACTAATTGGAAGTGATTTTAACAAGCGATTTATATGTTTAATAGACTCTTCATTTAGTTCTACTTTCATTTAATTTTATTTAATTATGTACCTAAAGGTATTTTATATGCAGTTCCATCTATAGTTATTGGTAAATAATTTAGTAAAGTTCCCGCACTGCTGTTTACTACATTTCCAATAGGGTTGCTTGAACTACCTATATATATACCCGCTCCTGAGGCTTCAGCTCCTTTACCAATTACAAGAGAGTTTTGAACTGCCGCAATTGCAGATTTACCAATTGCTATAGCATTGTCTATATTGTTTCCTCCTGCAGCTGCGTCTGCCCCTATTGCTATTGTATCAATATTTAATGCTCTTGATCTTTTACCTATTGCTATTGTCCCTCCTGCCATAGAAGTAGCTTGAGTTGAGTCTGTTCCCGCTAAATATCCTATAGCTATATTTCCTTCTCCTGTTATTTCAGGATAAAAAGAACCATTTGCTCCAAATGAATATGCACCTATAGATACATCCCAACTTGATTGAATTACTGGTGCAGCGTTTATAGTGTCAGTATATGCTTTTTCTCCTATTGCAATTGCACCTCTTTTAAAAGAAGTGTGATTCCACATTGCATAAGTTCCTATTGCAATTTGCCCTGAGTTATCTGCTGGGTTTGTTTGTCCTTGTTCATTAGCTCCTGCTTTGTATCCAATATGAGTTCTAAATCCTACTAAAGGACCAGTTGCAGTAGAACCTGGTGCATTTCCAGCAAAAGCTCCTATCGCCACACTATATCTATTATTTCCTTGAAGAACAGTTGTTCCTGACACTAAACCTGACATTGCGTTTAAACCTATCGCAACTCTTTCCATTAACTGTGCTGTCCCAGGTGATGCTGTTACATTTGTATTTCCATTACCTGCACTTCTTCCAATAAATACATCACCATCCCCATAAGCATTTTGTGCGGCTAAAGCACCAATAGCAACACTTCTTCTACTGTTTGTATTATTAGTTCCTGCACCAGCAGATTTTCCTATATATGTAGTTTCAAAACCAGTGGTTATATCTGCACCCGCTCCTTTTCCAATAAATGTATTACTGTAACCATCTGTTATAGACTCACCTGAATTATAACCTACATAAACACTGTCTACTGCAGTACCGTCATTTTCTGTTCCTAAATATCCCGAACCTAACCTTACAGTGTTTGAAGCAGCTGTTGTAGTTAATCCAATATAACCTGTTCCAGATATAAGTAGTTGATAATGTTCGTTGGTTGTTGCATTAGGACCAATACCTTGAAGTTCTTTTAATCCCGTTGGTCTGTCTATAAAATTAGAATTTTCAACTGTAGTTCCAAGCTGATTAAACTTAGCAAGGAAATATTGTGTTCCGCCTGATATAGCCGTGTATCCTGGTGAATTAGTAAATTGACTTAAATCAGTTAATGAAGATGAAACTTGTATATCATTTGCCGATGTTAATGTAGAAATATTAATTGTACAACCACCATCACTACCTTGACCAATTAAAGTTACTGCACCACTTGTATATCCTTGGCCTTTTGCAAAAACTGAAACAGCAGATGGTACTCCTCCTACAGTAACACCTGTTACTAAAACAGTTAATCCTGTTCCACCACCACCCGTAGTTCTATACGTTCTATCAGCAACATAGCCTGTTCCTCCGCTAAGAGTTGCGTTATTTAAAGTTTCTACTCCATTTATTCCTATAATAATATCTCCTGATGATTTTATGTCAATATCACCCTCTAAAGAATTTACAGATGTAACACCGTCTTCTAAATCTTGTACATTAGAAATTTGTATTCTATTTTCATCTGTTATTGTATTAACATCAAAAGTAGCATTATTCCCACTTCCTAAACCTATTAAAGTTAAAGTCTCTCCTATCGCATATCCTCTACCTTTTGAATATATAACTCCTGTTGTTACAACATTTCCATTTACTCCTGTTACTTTTATAGTTGCTCCTGCACCTGATATTGATGATGTTGTAGAATAAATTTTATTTACAACATATCCTGTTCCACCTGCAATTACACCTGTCAAAGATTCTACACCACTCTCTCCTATTGTTATATCTCCTGAACCGTCTATCATGGCTGAGATTGTAACAGCATTATCGCTGTTTCTTGCAACTTTTATTCCTGTTTCTCCTAAAACTTGAATGTTATCTGCAACAATAGCACTTCCGTTAATATTAGTTCGTGTTAAAGTTAAGTTAGGATCAGTTGCAACTCCTAAAGAACTTTCAGACATTTTTATATCATAAACATCTGCTGATTCTGTGGTTGAAACAACAATAGTGTTGTCAGCTGTTAAAGTAAAAACAGTTGTATTTGCTGTACCACTACTACTTTGCCCTATTAGTGTTACTACGTCATTTGCAGTATAACCTTGTCCAGCTGAATAAACACTTACTTGTTGTGCTTCTCCTGCAGCACCAACTGCTGTGACTTTTAATGTTAAACCTGTTCCTCCTGAAGGAGCAACTGTAGTAGCGTAAATTCCGTTTAATGCATATCCTGAACCTTGATTTGTAAGAACAGTTACTACTGAAGCAACCCCAGATACACCTAAAGTTATATCGCCTGAACCAACTAATTCTATTCCATCTGTTAAAGTATTAATAGAAGTTACAGGTAAAGCCCATGTTCCGTTTACTTTTAAAAATTTATTTGTTCCAAAATCTGCAATAAGTGGACCAGGGACAAAACCTTGCACCCCATTGGTAGTTAAACCGTCACCTAAAGTAAAGACTGAACCTGTTATTGTAGCTGTATTAGTTGTTCCTGCAACAACCGTAACATTTAATCCGTCACCACCAAGTAAAGAAACAATACTGTTGTCTGTAATATTAGCAGTTCCTGTATCTCCATTTAAAGCCCAGCTACTTGTTGTATTTACGGCATCAGCTAATTGAGATATCTCTATATAACTTGCTTTGTCTGCAGTAACTGAGGTAATATTTAAAAATGCGTCAACTGTTCCCGCAGGCGTAAGACTTGCTGCAGCAATTTGTAAAACGTCACTTGAATTATAACCTGAACCGTCATTTGTAACCTCTATTGAATTATTTGTTGCTACTATCTGTCCGTTATTATCTGTAAGGAAACTTATAGTTAAACCTGTACCTCCTGCAGGACTAACTGTAGTAGGTACATTATTATATTGTTGATTAGGAGGAAATGCTCCTGGTGTCGCAATGCTTAAAGCATATTGTACCCTGTCATTAACTAAAACTTTATCAGTATTTTGTAAATATCCTTTTGCTGTTAAATTAACTGCATTATTAAACTGAACTAAGTTGTTTGCTTTTGTGACTACATTATCTCCTCCTGTATAGATTAATTCAAAATTATTTAAACCATCTAAATTTATTGGAGCAGTTGCACCATAATTTGTTTGAGGTGCTGTATTTGTAAATTTAATTTCTGTATCACTAACTCTGTCTACATCTATCCCTGTACTTCCTGTAAAAGTAGTTTCTGTAAAATCATATTTTTGTGGAGTTTCAAAAACTATTTGAAGCTTAGGATCTGCATTAGATGGTACAGGACTACCTGTTTCTATTACTTTAGTTCTTAAATCAGAATTAGTATATGGCTTAGTAAATGATTGTATTGCCCCTGCTGCCGTAATAGTATCTACATTTAAAGAAACTCTGGTTGAAAGTGCAGGATATCCTAACGCCTCTTCAATATCTATAGTGTCATTTACTTGATATCCTTTTCCTGCAGAATAAACAGATAAATTAGATAATACTCCTGCTGTGTTAGTAGCTGTTATCATGCATCCTGAACCTGTAGCACTGTTAGTCGTAGTGCTAAAAGTAACAGGATAACCTACGTTATTCATTGTTTGATAAAGAGAAGGAACTCCTGCATTAATACTAAATGTTGCTACACCGCCCGTTCCAATATCTGACTGACCCGAACCTTCTAAAGTTAATGCTCCCGTTAGAGTATTTAAAGAATCTACTACAGTTCCCGCTACTGATGGAACACCCCATGTATTATCAGCACGTAAGTAATGCGTTAACATTGTTGTAGTATCTAAAGAACTTGTGTCTGCACTTAACCCTACTGTAAGCTCATTAAATGTAGATAAAGGATCGCTTAAGTCAAGAGAGATATAACTTTTATTTACCGCAGGTGCTCCTGCTATAGTATCAACCTTTTCTACAAAGGTGATTGTGTTATTTGTAACATCTACCGTTCCTGTAAAACTTGCAGGGTTTGTTGCTAAACCAAAAGAAGTAATACCTGCCGCTGCAGTTGCAGCAATAGTGATAGAGTCAGCACCACTATCTGTAATAGAGATGTTTGCCCCTTCTACTATTTTTATTGTGTCTCTTACAGCACTTGCATTTACTAAAGATATGTCAGCTTCTGTAGGTGTTATTACCGTTACCGTTCCTGTTACCAAAGAACCAGGTGTACCACCATTTACTGTAAATGTATCTCCCACCGCATAACCTGTACCTGCTGCTACCACTGTAATACCATTTAAATCTATAGCACCACCTGTGTTGGTGTATGAAACTGTTAAATCGTTATTACCTGATCCTGATGTAACCTGTGTTCCAACAGTTCCCGTTGCGGTATATCCTGCTCCTCCTGCGGGATTTGTTACAGTTGATGTAGTTCCAGCTGCATTTGCTGTTAGTGTGTATGGAGAGTCTGTTCCTGCTGTTATATTTGTTATTATACCATAATCATCTACAGTTACGGAGGCATTACTAAAAGTTCCTGAACTATAAGCTGTTTGAGTTGGTAAATCTATATCTATATCACCCGAACTTGTAATAGGACTTCCGCTAATTCCTATTGTAGAGTTAGTTGATGTCAATCCTACCGAAGTCACTGTTCCTCCTGAAGCGTTAGATGATATAGTTAAATCATTATTGTTATCTAAATTTAAAGTAATACCTGAACCTTTGTCTATATTTACAGAACTTGTTCTAACGGCATCAGTATTTTTTAAAGTTATTGTATTAGAATTTACTGAAGTAATTTCTAAAGTTCTTGGGGTAGTTGGTGGTACTCCAGTTATTATTGAAAGAACATCTCCTACTGAATATCCTGAACCAGCAGCATTTAGAGTCATTGAATTTATAGTTCCCGAAGGACCTGTTTGTATATCAAAAGTAGCTCCTGAACCTCCCGCAGGTGTAACCGTTGTTGGAGTATTAGTTGAGGTGTTGTTGATTGGATAACCCGCACCACTGTTTAGGATTGTTGTTGTACTAACAGATCCCGTGGCCACAAAACTTAAGTCCCAATCATTTCCTGCAGGTACTGTAAACCCTCCCGTTTGACCATAATATGTGCCTGATACTACTGCAACTACCGAGCTTACTGCATCATTGTTTCCGCTTGTTATGGTATATGTGTCACCTTGTTGATATCCTATTCCAGGATTTGTAATAGCTACAATCTCATCTACACCTCCCAAACCATCAACAGTTATCTGTACCTTCAAGCCTGTACCTGTGCTTGGTGAGATTGCTACAGTGTCAAAAACACCATTTGTATTATAACCTGTTCCAATTACTGATGGTGTGTCATTAATTAGACTAACAGGACCTCCTTGTACTAAATTATTAGTTACTAATGATGATGTAATAACAGGGTTTGCAGGTACAGTATTATCAATACCTGTGTTTACATAATTAGTATTTACAGAGCCAATACCTGTTAGCGTTCCTGATCCACCACCACCACCATTAGTTCCCCAAACAGGTGTGGCTCCAATTCCTTGAGAAATTAATACTTGACCAGCTGTACCTGCACTACCTTTTAATTGAAATTCACTAAAGTCTCCCCATAAATTAAAAGCTCCGTTTTGTGCCTGAATAATTCCTTCTGTAGGTGAAAGACCCACTGCTGCGTTACCAGTTACAGCTACTATTGCGTTTGTTCCTGTTGCTGCCGTTCCAGCTGAATTGTCTAATACGTTTTGTAATGTCGGTGCTATTTGAGCATTAGACCATATTGGTGTTGCTGTTGTTCCTTGAGATAAAAGAACTTGTCCTGCAGTTCCTGCACTGCCTTTTAAACGTAACTCCGAATAATCTCCTGCAATATCTAAAGCACCATTAGTAATTTTTAAAATACCTTTTGTTGTGGGTACTCCAGTATCTGCATCTCCTGTAATATTTACAAATCCTCCAAAATCAAATGTTACAGCATCACCAAAAGTTGATGTTGAAGTTCCTAAAAATGAAACACCTACATCTGTTGCTGTATTTCCTTGTGTTAATACTTGTTGTAAAGTATGAGGTGTATTAGTTGGACCACTTGACCATTTTACTCCGCTTCCTGTTGATACAAGTGCTTGCCCCGCAGAACCTTTACTATAAACAGGTGCTACAGGTGGAATTGTATTACCATCGTCTATAGATATACCTGTAGTCTGAGAAATTTTTAATGCTGTAGAATTAACAAGGTTAAAGTCACCTACATTTACGTTTAAACTTCCTCCTACATTAATAGGTCCTGCCCAATTCAAACTTGTTAGTGTATCTCCCGATAAACTACCCGCAACATTTCCTGGTTGAGTAATTGAAAAACTTCCGTCTTGTAAATTTAAATTTTGTGACGAAACGGTATTGCCTAAAGTTACTACCTCATCCCATGTTTGAGATCCTCCCGAAATAGTATCCCATGCAATTCCTGTTCCTGTAGATGTTAATACTTGTCCTGCAGCACCATGAGATCCTTGAGTACCTGCTGAAATTACAGTCGGGAATACATCAACAGCTGTTAGTATTCCCGTACCTGTAAGTGTTAAATTATTAGCGGCTGAGTTTCCAATGCTTAAAACTGATGTTAAGTCTTGAGCAACTCCACCACCACCTACTATATCGCTAATTTTAAAAGTAACCGTCCTATTATTATCATTTACATCTGTTCCAATTATTAAATCAGAACCAGCGGGTGTAATAGTAGGATACGCTGATACATCAAATATTTTAGCCATATAGTTTCATTTTTACTTTGTTATCTTTAAATCAGGAGTTTCTTCTTCTGGTTTTTCTGTTACCTCTCCTGTTTCTAAATTAATGGTAGCATTTTTTCCATACTTTTCCATTAAAGGTCCTTCTTCTGCCTTGAAAGATTCTCTAATTTGAGAAATTTTTTCCATTAGCTGATTTTGTTGTAAAACAGTATCACCTAACTGTAATTTTAATTGATTATATTCTTGTTGTAAAGCTTGTAATTTGTTTAATTCTTCACTTGTTAATTTTACATCTTTTTTTGCCATTATAGTATTATTTTATTGATTAATATTTCAACAAAGATACAAATATTTTTATTATGAAATTATGTTGGAACATTGGTACTCCAAGTAGGAGTATTGACGCCTGAACCAGTAAATGAATTGGTTGAACTATCAGCGTAAGAAGTGCCAGTTCCTTCATTAAATCTACACCATGCTGTTAAGTTAGACGACTGATTGTAATTACCAGAATTTGTGCTTAAATCTATAGGTGCTCCTGAATTATAAATAGCTGCTATATTTGTAGCGTTAAGTGCTGTAGCAAATACTGCATAATTATTCATTTCACCATCAAAATAGTTTGTATTACTTGCTCTTCTCCAAACCCCTAAACTTGAATTACCATTGTAAGCCAAAGTAACATTTTGATTTCCTGATTTTACATAAGTGCTTGGATTTACTACAGAACCATTTTTATAAATACGCCATTCGTCTCTATCTTGTGTAGAACCCATACTACCTGACGGTACAACAATAGCCAAGTGATACCATTGTCCTGCTGAAACAGCTGAGTTGGCTGTTCTACAGGTATTTCTATTATTACTACCAGACCCTGCAAAACCTTGATTTAATCCCATAACATGAAATACTAAAGACCCATTTCCGTTAACTACCATTTTTAATCCATAGTAACTATTAGTACA